ATCGTTTGAAAGATACTGATAATAAAGATTTCTGGATGCCTCTTCTGTCACAGAAATCATTCAGAGAGTTTATTCAAAACCAATATCAAGTAGCAAATGCCAACATTATTCAAGAAGATGTGGAGGTTGAATAGTGAGCATAAAAATTTTTGGTGATAGGGAAGAGAATCCTTCCCTTGTCATTATAAAAGATTTTTATAATGAATCTGAATTAACATTGATATGGAAAGAACTTGAATTTCTAACACCAAAATTATCACCACCATCACAAACAGGATCTGCGGTAACTCCAAATAAAACTCCGTTGAAGAATAACAAAGGAATGTTCTTGGATTATACGTATAATGATAGAAATACATCAGATATATTGAGTATAATAAAAAGAATATTTGAATATCTTCCTGTTGATGATATGAAGAGATATTCTTCTTTTTATAGTATATTAGAAAGCAATTGTCCTAGCATATGTTCTACACTATTATCATATTATGAAAATGGTGATGATTATAAAATACATAAAGATGTATCTGTTGTTACTATAATGACATACTTTTTTAAAGAACCTAAATTTTTTTCTGGTGGTGATTTAATATTAAGTGATTTTGATGTAACTATTGAACCAGAAAATAATATGATAGTTATTATTCCTGGTTTATATAATCATGAAGTCAGTGAGGTAGTAATGGAAGAAGAACACAGTGGAAAAAATTTAGGAAGATATTGTTTAACACAATTTATTAATTTTAAGGAATAACGAAAATGATTGAAGGAATTGATTATTGTTTCATCTATCCAAAGGATGATAAACAAAGTGTTCATGTAAAATTCCTTGATGGACCGTATAAAGATACGGTCTTCAAGTATGGAAAGGTTAAGGTTGAAGAAAAAGATGACGCTGCCTATTTACTTTTTGCTTATGATGTGATACAATGTACCAATATGAAACCAAAGAAGTTGGAGAAGGACGAGAACTTCAAAAACTATATTGGTGATTTGTTAATAGAGATTATATCTGGAAATTTGGATCAGGAGATTGTGGAAGAAGATGCGAATAGAGCAATTAATTTTAAGGAACCTAGTACATAATGAAGAGTACTTTCGTAAGGTTCTACCATTCCTAAAACAAGATTATTTTATTAACTCAATTGAAAGGAACATATTTAATGACATACTCGCCTTCTCGGAAGAATATAATCAGTTACCTTCAATTGATGCACTCTCTATTTCCATCAAAGAGAGGAAGAATCTTACAAACGATGAAGTGGAGAAGTCGCAAGAATATATCAAAGAGATTGAAACCGCTGACAAAACAAACACTAAAATTGATTGGCTCATCAACAAAACTGAAACATTTTGTCAAGAGAAAGCGATTTATAATGCCGTTCTCAACTCAATCTCCATTCTGGACGGAAAAGACAAAACCCACGAAAAAGGGGCAATTCCGAAAATTCTTTCAGATGCATTATCGGTAAGTTTTAATAGTTCTGTTGGTCATGACTACTTAGAAAATTCGGATGAACGATATGAATTTTATCATCGTAAAGAAGAACGTATTCCATTTGATCTAGAATATTTCAATAAAATTACCAAAGGTGGTCTTCCAAATAAAACACTCAACATTGCTCTTGCTGGAACTGGTGTTGGTAAATCTTTATTCATGTGTCATGTTGCTTCTTCATGTATGGTTCTAGGTAAGAATGTACTTTATATTACATTAGAGATGGCGGAAGAGAAGATTGCAGAAAGAATAGATGCTAATCTTTTAAATGTTAAAGTTGATGAACTTGAGAAGTTATCTAAAGAAGATTATGATAAGAAAGTTGCAAGAGTTAAGAAGAAAACTACTGGTAAGTTGATTATCAAGGAATACCCAACTGCATCTGCATCTGTAACACATTTTAGAGCATTATTAAATGAACTTAATCTCAAGCGTAATTTCAAACCTGATATTATTTTTATTGACTATCTTAACATCTGTACTTCTTCTCGTATCAAACCTGGTGCGTCTATCAATTCATACACATATGTCAAGTCAATTGCTGAAGAGTTGAGAGGTCTTGCTGTAGAGTACACCGTACCTATAGTTTCAGCTACACAGACAACACGATCAGGGTTTACATCGTCCGATCCAGGTCTTGAAGACACTTCCGAGTCGTTTGGTCTACCGGCTACGGCAGATTTAATGTTTGCGTTGGTGTCTTCAGAAGAGTTGGAAGAACTAGGTCAGATTATGGTTAAACAGTTGAAGAATAGGTATTCAGATCCAACATCATATAAAAGATTTGCATTAGGTATTGACAGATCAAAGATGAGATTGTATGATGTAGAAGATTCTGGACAACAAGATTTAGTTGATGTTGGACAAGTTCAAGCAAGTAGTAACCCAAAGAAAAAGTTTGAGGGATTTAAAGTATGACACCGTTGAAGAGTTATAAAACAAGTTTGAGATATCCTGGTGGTAAATCTCGTGCAGTGAATAAGATGTTTAAATATCTTCCTGATATGAAATCTTATAGTGAGTATAGAGAGGGTTTCCTTGGTGGTGGTTCTGTTGCAATTGCCATTACTAAACTATATCCACACCTTGACATTTGGGTTAATGATTTGTATGAACCATTGTATAACTTTTATATGAAAATTCAATCAGATGGGTATAAGATTTCTGATGATCTAAAAGAGATTAAAAGAGAACATACCGATCCAGAAAAAGCAAGAGAACTCTTCAATAAAGCAAAGACACAGGTTACTGATAAGAACTTATCAAAATCTGATAGGGCAATTGCTTTCTATATTGCTAATAAGTGTAGTTTCTCTGGGTTAACTGAATCTGGATCATTCTCAAAGGAATCATCAATCAGAAACTTTACATTGAATGGTATTGAGAACCTAAGACACCTTCGTGACCTTTCACAAAATTGGAAGATCACTAATCTATCTTATGAGATTATGTTTGAACATCCACACAAACAATGTTTCATATATCTTGATCCACCATATGATATCAAAGACAATCTCTATGGTAAGAATGGTTCAATGCATAAGGGATTTGATCATAATCTATTTGCAGAAAGATGTAATGATTCTGAAATGGATATTATGGTCAGTTATAACGCAGATAACATTGTTAAGGAACGATTCTCTGATAATTGGGAACCTGTTGAGTTTGATTTGACATATACAATGCGTTCTACAGGTGAATATATGGCAGCTCAGAAAGGTCGTAAAGAGTTGTTATTGTTGAACTATAAACCAGAACAAGAAGGTCTGGAAGGATTCCTTGAGTAGATAAATAGTTCTATTTACAAGAAGATCATAAATGGCAACTGACGCTAAAGAAACCGAGAAACAGGAGAATGGATCTCGTGTATATTTTGAAGCATATATTGAAAAAAATGAAAGAGATTACACTAAGTTGTCTAACTTGGTTAAGAAAGTGTACCCTAATGTCAGTAATGATTGGATGGAATCATTCAGAAAACAAGCAGAAGCATTAAAAGCATATCTCGGTACTTCAAAACAATATAACTATTCAAGGGATAAAGGTTTTATGCCTTTTATAGAAGATATTGCTAAGAAAAAATGTGGAGTATCTGTAAAGGATAGATGGAATCCAGCAGATATCTATATGATAAAAGCAAATAATGAAAAAGAAGTTATGGAAAAACTCAAGACCATAACTTCTAGTCCAGATAAGGATACTAATCTCATTGCTTTAAATATGTATATGAAAGAGTTGATGACTTCCAAAATTATGGTGCCAATCTCATTAAAAGCAATTGCCCCAAAAACAACTAAAGCAAAAGCAGAACTTGCAAACATGGGTGGGGGGAAACACAATCTCAATTTCAAACTCAAAAAGGGTTCTGTAAAATGCATTTTATCCGTTGGACACAAAAATGCATACGAGTTTGATACTGGAGAAATAGCATTTGACTTTTATGTTGGTGATGAAGAAATTCATGGTCAAGCAAGAAACTTTCAATATAGTAAAGAAAGAAACTTGGTGCAAACTGACTTAACACCTAAAGGTCGATCTGGTGGTGCTAAGTTAGGAAAGGTATCGTCAGTAGCATTAGATGCATTTCTAAAAAAACACAATCTAGATCGACCTGCATCAGCAGCAAAAGACCCTAATATAGACAATCCTGGTAAATGGACAGAAAGTAATATCAAATACTGGATAAAGTTTATTAATGATCTAAAGAGAGAAAGGGTTGATGGTAATGCAATAGATTTAGGTGATTTTGAAGTTAAAACCGATACTGGTGTAGAAACTGGACCAGAAGCAATCATTAGAAATGGAATATTATTTGAAGGTAAAACAAGAAGTTCTGCTGGTAAATTTTCATCAAAACTTATTGGGCTAAGATGGGCTAAGATTTGGGTTGATATAGATAAGAAAGGGTTATTAGATGAATGGATGATGACCCTTTATTTTGGTGCTAAAAAAGAATTCGGTGAAAAGAACGGACCGTTCTTAAAGATTTATTAAAGAGGATTATAATGACCGCTACTGTGATTTTACCAACTACTGGTGCACCAGAGTTGATTGATGCAATTGAAAGTGTTCTTAATCAATCATATTATACACAACTATATCTTGTAGTTGATGGTAAACAACATGTTGATAAAGTTAGGGAACTTATTGGTAGAAATAAATTATGGGAACATAATATAAATTTCTGTGTTCTTCCAGAAAATGTAGGTGCAAATGGGTTCTATGGTCATAGAGTTTATGCCGCATTTACCCATCTAATCAATACTGATTATGTTCTTTATCTAGATCAAGATTGTTGGTTAGAACCAACTCATGTTGAGAATATGCATAGAATTATCTCTGAAAATAATCTAGATTGGGCATATTCTTTAAGAAATATATACAGTGGTGATAAAGAATTTATCTGTAGAGATGATTGTGAGAGTTTGGGTCTATGGGCACCATATGCTCAATACAATCATATAGATACCAATTGTTACTGCTTGAAAACATCTAT